ATTCGCTAGTAGGAGCTGGATCAGCCTTTGTGTCATGACGTCTACCGCCTCCTGTTTTTTGCTTTCATAGGCTGGGCGCATGAACGGGTAAGCTGGAACGGTGGCGTCGCCATACTCCAGGAGAGCGGCGGCGCGATGGGCTTTCCATCCGACCTTTCGGCCTCTCTTGCCGTATTTAGTGTTCTCTGGGACGAACTTGTGCCCCTTCTCCACCCACTTCCAATAGAAAGCATCATCGCCGCCGTATCCACCTTGCCGAACCGTCACAAGGTAGACCTGCCGGATACTCCCGTCCGATTGCTCTTCTAGGCGTTTGATGATGATGTTGTCGTGGATCGTCCAGGTCTTAGCGTGCCTGGCTGCGTTTCGCTTCGCCTCCTCGCGGAAGATCTCGGCGCCAGCGAAGCCGGTAACGCGGAGCACGTCCTCGCTGACGGCCGATTCGAGTCGAGCGAGCGCCGTTGCGAACTCCGTTTCGAAGGCCGAGGTGTCAAACTCGATCATTTCGCGCTCTCGACAACCAGGAAAGCAAACGATCGATCGGTATCAGGCAGCACCGACTTGACGTCGTATTCCTCGCCGGCGTAGCGCACGCGCCAGGCCGGGGTAACGTCTGTTCGAGTGCGGATCCGGATCGAGGCGCGCTTGACTGCCACTTCCGCGTTAGCGCGCAGCACTTCGGCGCCGCTCTGGAATCGGACGTCAGCCCACACGGTAGCGACGTCTGCCCAGTCTTCAGTCGGCTGGCCGGCGGCATCTCTTCCCGTTATGCGCTGCAGGAGTGTGATTCGATGGTTCATAGGTACACCACAAGTCCGTCTAGCAAGCGCTCAAAGTTGGTTTCCTTGGCGTTCGGCACTGGAGCGAAGTACTGCGCCACGCGCGCCAGGATGTAGCTCTTAGCCTCGTCCGGCACGGCTGCGTCGGTCGGACCATAGCCGCAGGTGTACTGGACCTCGACGGCACTGACGCGCGCTTCAGCCAAAGGCCAGGTTCGACCAGCTGCTGGAACAACACGCCCGGGCTCGCACTTGGTGTCCACGATGTAATCCGCCGGGTCCAGCCGCTGCAGAGTACCGTCGACGTCGTAAAACCGAACCTCATCAACGGCGATCAGGCGCGACTTTGGCAGCTGGATGGCGCCGGGCCCGCCATTGCGCGCCATCGGGAAGGCATCAAACGTCTCTTCCCAGGTCTGGGTGACGAACGCACGATTGGTCTTGTGCTCTGCATCCCTGGTGTAGGTGCGAACTTCGCGCGCAATGTCTACGTCGAGCGGTGAGGTGCCGTCGGCATCGACGTCAACTCGCGCGGACCGACGCGCCTCAGCCAGTGAGACTGCAAGCGCGGCCGGTGGTGTGATTTGCCGTTGCCCCATCAGCCACCTCCGCGCCTTGCGGCGTTAGGCTGGTAACCAGGGCCAGTCGGCGCTCGAACAAAGCCTGCCGTCGGCGGCTCCGACTCGGAACGCGCCACTCCGCTAGTCGGCTGCGAAGCATCCTGCGGTTGGTGAGCCTTCCTCAGCGTCACCCCCGGCGGGGCGTTGTATTGGATCGGATAAGTTGGGCCGGACATCAGTGATCCTCCCGGACGAACCACATCGTCCTGTCGATCTGCTCGCCGTTCGCGCAGAACAGGCGAATCGTGCAGAAGTTGGCGGCGCCGCTCGCGAGGTCCAGCCCGCCCAGGTACACGCAAACATCAGTTCCGACCACTTTCAGGTTCGGAAGGCCGTCGGGGTGCGTCGCAAGGGAAACGCCGGCACATATGGGCGCCGGCGCCCTCGTCGCATGCGGCGTCGTGCCCGAGTCAGCAAGGTCTTTAGCGAAGCCGAACTTGTACCAGCGGATATCGTCCGGATCCTTCGGCACAGTCCACTTGAGGCCTACTAATGTTGGGTCAGCCATTGGAAATTTATCCTGTTAGTTCGAGATCAGAAGTCAACGCGATTCGTCCCGCCGCCGAAGTCAACTCGGTTGGTCCCGCCACCGAAATTCACCGTGCGTGCGGACGAAATCTTCGATGGATCGATGCCGGTCGCCGGGTCAGTCGGCGGCACGTCAGCCGTCCTGCTTACCTCCCCCAGCGCAAACTCGCCGAGTGCTCCAAATCCGAGCATGGCCTCTCCTTTAACTGACCGCGATGGGTGCGCATGGCTGGAGCGGGGCGCCGCCCATGGTCTTGTTGACGTAGCTGAGGTTGTCGTACAGGCATCGAGCCGGATCGAACGACAGGCCGTTACCGCTGGCCGCGCCGCAGGGCACATCCATATAGGCGTTCGAAACGGTCAGCGGCGCCACAAACGAAGCGGCCAAGGACAGCTTGAACTGCGCTGCCGCCGTAACCTGCAGCACGTACGGAATGACCGCGCCAGTCGAGTCCTTCACCTCCAGGCTCGTCACGCTCGCGCCAGTACCGCCGGCGCCATCAGCCAGGGCCGTGCCGCCGGCGTGAATAACGTTGGCGAAGATGTCCGACCCAATCAGCTTCACGTTGGCTGGGTCGATCTTCGGCCCAGCGCCGCTCGCGCCGATGCCGTAGACAGCCGCGAGCGCGGAACGGGCGGCGCGGCGATAGACGCGAGACAGCGGCGGGCCATCCTGGTGAACATGGTCCGCCGGGGTGTTCGCGTCGTATGCCGAGCTGGCCAGGAACCAGCCTGCAGTGGTGTTTGCGTAGTCGGTTTGATTGGCGCGCATGATGCCCGACTTGGCGTAGGTGCCATCACACGGGCCGAGCGAGACCATGCCGATTTTCAGCGTGGCCGTGGTGCGCTTGACCAGCCCGAGAACACGCGTCTGCAGGCGGTCCCACTTCGAGCGCATGACCGTTGTCGTTTTCGTCAGCGTATCGGCCTCACCCTGCGACCAGAGCATGCCCTCGACGTCGCCGCCGACCGCCGCGACGGCAGCTGCCAGCGGCGCCCAATTGTCATTCTGCGGATCGTCACCGAGCCAGCTATCAATGCTCGCACCGCCTCTTGCTGACAGAACGATCGTGACCGGGACGCCCAGGGCTTGCGCCAGCATGTTCGCGAAATAGACAGGCGCGTCGCAAACTGACACGTCGTTGAGCCACGGGGGGCCGGCCGGATAGCTGGACTGTCCGAACAGGATGAACGGCGCGCTCGGCATGGCGCCGTTGGTAGCACGGTTGCCGAGGATGCCGCGCTTGTTGTTCGGCGCGTCGTAAGCCTTCGCGTTCCTCGACCCGGTCGGGTACTTCTCGGGCGTGGTGAACGTGTTGACCATGTTCGACTGGCCGGACCATAGCCAGTAGGCGCCGACGCAGAACGAATTTGCACCAGTCGCCACGGCGCCGGGGTTGGACTGCTTGCGAGTTTGCCACTTGTAATAGCGGAAGTTTGCGCTTTCCGGCACGGTGGGCACGCCGGAGAAGACGCCCCCGATACTGGTGCCGACTGCAGCCCAACCGGTGACCGCGACTCCGCTTTCGTCGACCACGCGCGCCTCGACCACGCCATCGGCGCCGGTCACGATGCCGGACAAGGGAACCGCTGCGCTACCGCCCAGCCGCTGGTAGTTTTGATCGACAAGCGGCTCGTTCGGCACGGCGAGGCCTGTGCCGTTGTCGACGGGCTGGGCCGCTGCGACCCCCGGCGTAATCAGCGAGGGCTTTCCGTTGCGTAGCCGTAGCTTGCTGCTTGCAAGACGGATGCCCATTTATGCTCCGGTGAACTGAAGGCCATCTGGATTGGCATTGACAGGCTGACCGGCGAACGTGTTGGTGGTCGTGTCAAATGCAACGAACCACTGGCAATACTTGCGGGTGTCGCCGGCTGGAACCCACAGAATCGCGTTGTCCACAAAGTTTCCGTTGCCGGAATTGAAGCCGCAGCTGACAAGGCCATTCCTTGACGTACCGCCGTTCTGGTTTGGGTTCGGCGAAGGCGGGGACGCGCTGGAGAATAGAACGTCTGATTCGGTCGGCGTAACCCCCTGCGGGAACCATCCGGACAGAACGCGGGACGGAACAACGTTGTCCGAGGTGCGCTTGAAATACCAATAACCGTTGCTGTTGATGCTGGTCTTTTCGTTTGTGAGGCCCTTGCCAGCAGGCGGATAGTTGAAGTTGTAATTGCTTGCGACACTGAGGTCGATTGAAGGTGAGTTGGGCTTGACCGCGTTCGGCCCGTTCGTGCCAGGGTAGCCGGTGAGCGTGTACGCCGGCAGAACAACCGGCGTCGCCGTGGTCGCGGTAGCGGTGGCCGAAGCAGCACCTGGGCCGCCCGCGTTGGTGGCGATGACCTGGAATTCGTAACCTTGCGATGCAGTCAGGCCGGTTACGGTGTAGCTCGTGCCGGTTGCAGTGGTCGTTGCGGCGGTCCATGCCGTGTCGCCGGTCTTGCGATAGTTGACCGTGTAGGCCGACGCGCCGCTTGCTGCGGTCCAGGTCAGCGGAACGGTACTGCTAGTCGGCGTGCCAGCGGTCAGGCCGGTCACTTGACCCGGGGCAGCCATCGCAGCAACGGTGATCGTCGCCTCGGCGTATTTGGACGAGTCTTGTGCGCTGGTAGCGCGCACGGTAAAGGTCTGCACGCTGCCGGTAGCGGCAGGAACGGTCGCCAAGCCTGATGCGTTGACCGTCGCCGTATTCGGGGTGATCGTGTAATTGACAGCCTGTGACGGAGAATTTGCGCCGGCCACGGTGGTCGTAAATTGCTGCGTCCCGCCACCAGCTACGTTGGCGCTTGTCGGGCTGATGGTGACGCCGGTGACGGTCGGCGCAGGCGTACCCGCTGCCAGCGTCGTAAATGCCGTGCCGAGGCTTAGCACGGCGCTGTCCTGCGGGTAGGTGTCGCGGTGCAGGACATGCAGGTAGTACGCCGTCGAAGCCTGCAGGCCGCTACCTGGAAGCGACTGCGCGCCGGCCGCAGTGACCGCTTGGCTGTTGCCGGCCTTGACTTGTGCCGCGGTGGCGGTCGAACTGGTCGAGAACAGCCAATAGATCGTTCCGCCGACTTCGTTCGTGGTCACGCTGCCAGTTGCGCTGGACGAGGTGACGCCGCTGACGCTAAGTGCGCTCAGGGTCGGCGGGTTATCGACGGGCGTGCCGCTGCCCGTCTGCAGATTGCCTGGATAAATACGCTGCGCAGTGCCGTCCGCAAGCGTGATTTCGACCGAGGCGTTACTTGGAGCCGTGACTACGAGCGGTAGATCGAGCACACTCACGCCGGTGAGATCTTCGGCAAACTCGTTGCACGCGACGGTCACCGTGCCGGAGAACGTCACTGGACCGCCGGCGGCCGAGCTGTCCGAGACACGCTCGCGCGTCAGCGTCGGGTTCTGTGCGGTGCCGCCAACCGTGAAATAGCTGGCCTCCCAGTTGTTGGCGTCCTCAGCGAAAAGCTTCAGTCCAGTCCGCCCAACTGCGAGCTTCCCGTCCGCAATTGCCACGGCGGGCGTACGGAATTTGGCGATGCCGGTGAAAGACGTAATGGTCGCTAAGCTCGTTGCTGTCGTTGTGAATTTCAGCCGGTTTACAAGCGTCATGGGCGATCATCTTTCATGGTTCAGCGAGCCGCCCAGCGATAAACGCCAGCAGCTCGGCGTCGCTTTTCGCGACTATGTCTTCAGGGGGAATCGCCACCGAGGCGGTTTTGCTACGAACGATGACGAATAGAGCGCCCGGAGCCGCGGCCTCGGCGCGCACGTTGGCGAGCCAGGCGGCGGTTTCGGGGCTCATGGGATCACTGCGCTTTCGGCTTGCGGCCAGACTTTGGCGCCGCAGTGGTTTCGCTCGCGTCCGCGACAGCTTCGCTGGCGTCGTCCGCGACGTCACCCGGGTCGGCGGCGCCTTTACTCGCCCCCACTTCCTCAGCCAGGCCGGCGCCGACGAATACCTCAGCGAGATCGCGAGCGCCAGCAGTTGTCGTCAGGTCGTACTCCAGACCAGCTTCGTAGGCGGCAACCCGGATACCGTCGGCGGACCCAGGCGCTGTGCTCAGCATGCGGATCTTCATGGCTTAGACCGTGGGCGCGTTGCCCGGATGACCCAGGATCACGGTTGCGCCGCAATCAAGGGTCGGGGTGGTGCCAGCAACGGTTTTCAGGATGGCGCGGATGTAGCGCTTGTAGCCGATGTAGCTCACCTGGGACACCTGGTTGGCGGCCGTGATCACCGGCTCGACGCCGCGCAGGTCCTTGTCTGCCACCGCGGTGAACGTGGCGTTGTCGTCGCTCTCCTGCACTTCGAAGGTGAAGGTCGGCGACGCGGTGCCGCCGATGGCGCCATTCGAGAACAAGACCGAGGCGGCATTGAAGCCAGTGAGATCGACACCCGAGCCGTTTGCGGCCGCGGTGCGAGTTGCCGGAACTAGGGACTGGACCGGCTTGATATTGGATTTCAGATCGCGCATGGACGATTCCTTGAGAATTGGTTACGGAAGACCCCGGCGCGTGACCGGGGATCATTCAGGATTAGGCTGCGATCTGCAGCTTCTTGCCGGCTTCGGCCTGGCGGACGCCGCCACCGACGCGCTTGCGGGCGCGGAACACGACCAGGCCATCGTCGGCTTCGGTCACGTAGTCGGCCGAGAACGAGATCGCCACGCGGTCGGCGATGACGTACAGCTTCTTCCAGTCCGCGAACACGATCGGGCAGGAGTTGGCGGCGATGTTCGGCATGTCAGCCATTTCGACATACGGCGCACCGTTGATGGTGTTCGGCACGCCGTTGGCGATGCCCGGCACCCACAGGTACTGGCCGTCGTTGTCTTTCAGCTTACGCACGGCGCCCAGGGTCAGGCGGTTCATGCCGAAGACGGCGTTACGCGCGTAGGCGGTTTTCAGACCGTAGAACAGGCTCAGGATGCCATCGGCGGTCAGCTGCGAAGCATTACCGCTCTTGATCGCTTCGATCAGGGCGTTCGTCAGGACGCCTTCCATCTGGCCGCTGCCGGAACCACTGATGGATTCGATACCCTCCTTGACCGAGAACTGGTCGCCAGCGTCTTCGCGCAGCTCGGCGAACAGGTCGTAGTCCGAGTCTTCCAGCATCTGCTGCGAGATTTCCATGCGGGCGAACAGCTCCGGCGCCTGGTACTCGGCCATGCCGTATGCCGGATCGCCGGTGTTGGTCCGCTTCTCGGTCTCGCCGACACGCTTTGCCGAGCCATTGCCGACCTTCTTGCGCATCTTCAGGCTCGGGCCGCCGATGATGCGAACGGTCGCCAGCGAGCGGATCGGCGTCATTTCGAGGACGTCCTTCATGATGTCGGCCTGCAGGTCCGGCGGAGCCAGCAGGTAGCCGCCGCTGGCGTCGTCGCCTTTCACCAGCGCATTCGAGCGCTCGCGAACCAGCTTCATGTCGTCGGAGCTGCGATTTTCCGGCGCCTTGCGCAGTACGCGGTTGAAGGCGTCCAGGTATTCGCGGGCCGCTTTGGCCTGCTCGTCGCCAGCGCCGCCCAGGCCGGCACGGTTCGCGATTTTCTCGATGGCGTCCAGCTGTTGCTGCATCGCCTTGTTCTGCTGGTCGATCAGCACCAGTTTTTGGTTGTTGTCTTCGTGCTTGTCGAGCGCAGCGTTGATCTTGTCGAGCTTGGCGTCGAGGTCGGAGCTGCGCTTCTTCTGGTTTTCGTCGTTCGTACGCTTGAACTCGTTGAACGCTTCCATTACTTCGGTAACGGGATCTTTTTCAGCCATGATGGTCATTCCTTGATGGTGGAGGTAAGTTGTTTGATGCCTTGCGCGAGCCGGCGGGCGGCTGCGTTCTGCTCATCCGCAGGGTCCCCACCATCACGGAGGGGCTTGGCTGGCGGTTCGGGTGGATCGTCGCGATTCACCCGCGACATCGCAGCGGCTGCGATGCGCTTTGCTTGCGCGTTCGAGAGCCCTTCTCCGTCGCGGAGGAAGGCTTCGAACTCGCGAATTTCGGGTCCGCCGGCCGAAGCCAGCAGGTTCTGAGGGGTGTGCTTAAAGCGGTTCAGCATCGCCGAGGCGGCAGCCTTTTTCTTCTTTGCCGGCACCATGACGTCGGCGAAGCCTGCATCGACTGCCGCTTGGCCCAGGAACCACGTTTCAGCGTTGACCCACGCCTCCAGGTCAGCGCGCTTGGCGCCGGTGCGGGCTTCGTAGATGTTGATCAGACCGGCCTGCAGCTGATCGAGGACATCGGCTTCCTTGCGGAAGGCATCGGCGTCGCCCCACATGCCGGACCACGGCTTGTGGATCATCAGGTTGGCGCCTTCGCTGATCCGGATCTCGTCGCCGGCCATCGCGATGACGCTGGCGATCGAGGCCGCGATGCTGTCGATGTGCACGACGATGTGGGACGAATGGCGTGCCAGCGCCTGGTAAATGGCCAGGCCCTCAAACACCAGCCCGCCGCCCGAGTTAATCCGGACGTTGATGGTGTCGACGTCCAGATCGGCGATCTGGTTCGTGATCGACTCGCCGGTAATCCCCTCGTCCCACCAGCCGCCGCCGATGTCGCCGTAGATCAGGATTTCAGCTTCGTTTTCGCCGGCGTCCGCGTTGATGCGCACGTGACCCGGCTTCAGTGCCATCCGGTTGCGGTGGCGGAACGAGCTAGCGTCCTGCTGATCTTCCTCGGTCAGCTGCGAGAGCACGGTGTCGAGATTGTCGCGCGCCGCACGAAGCAGGCGTTCGTTTTCGGCGGACAGCACTCGTCCTGCAGCTTTGCGCTGCATATTCGATGGGGGCATTCTTGATTACTCCTGGGGAGTCGCTACTGCAGGTTGAGCGGGCTTTGGCTCGCCGACGATATTTGCGGGGATGCGCAGCTTGTCGCTGGCAGGGTCGTCGTCCGGATTCATGTCAAGCAGGTCGCGCCCCTCGTTGGGGTACATCAGTCCGCCGTTCACATAGCCCAGGATCACGTCCTTGGTGTCCTTCGCTGACCCGCGAAGCAGGCCCTCTTCCGTGAAGTTGAAGTAATACCCGGCATCGATCTCGGCGTCCGTTAGCAGATTGATCATCGCCGACTGCTCAAACGATTCCCATCGGGGCGAGAGACAGTCTTCGCGGTGCGCGCGATTCATCTCCTCCGCACTTGCGAAGGTCGCGGTTTTATCGGAGAAGCCAACCTTGATTGGCAAAACGCCCACGAAGGAACAGATTTGCTCTACCTGCGTCTTCCGAGTTTCGTTCGACTGTGCGTCGACCGAGCTCATGGCAGTGTTGAGGAACTTCGCGCCACGGTCGAGAATCAGCGGCTTACCAGCGTTTTGGAGTCCGGAAAACTGCTTCGCAATCCAGTTCGCGAGATCGTCATACTGCTTCTTGTCGAGCGTGGCATCGACCGCGTAGACGCCTGAATTCTGCACACCATTCCTGTGCAAGCGCGCCGCCGACTCCTCTGTAGCCATCGCTAGGCCGATTGCTTCCCTCGCCAACTTCACGACATCCAAGCCGTGGAAGCCATCGATCGTCGGGCCGCGCAGATGCCAGATCTGAGATTTGCTCAGCGTGCGGAACGTGCCATCCAACCCGACGACGTCATATGTGATCTTGAGGTTCGAGTCTCGTTGGGGCGTCACCTGCCCGGGCGGCAGCGGGATAAGCTCCAGGATCTTCCCTGCCGAATTCCGGTTAACAAAGACGTAGGCATTGCCGCACAACTCAATGTGCCACGCCAGCATCTGCCGGAATTCGAAGCTGGTTTGCCAGTCGTTGGGCTTAAGCGATAGCAGCTTATAGAGCGGGTGCCAGGTCGCTGGGGTGCGCTTGCGCCCATTCTTCTGCATCAGCTTGAATGGAACCTGTGCCATGCCATTGCCGATTACACGGCAGCATGCGAACACGGTAGCGACTTGGAGGGCGGTACGCCAGTTGACAGCCTTTCCAGTAACGGATTCGAGCGCACCGATCCAGTCTTGCCAGAACGGCTCGTTGAACGCTTGGTTACGGCGCCCTTTGGGGACGAAGAATGACATCAGCCCTCTTCCTTCTCAACAGGCTGTCGACGAGCAGCGCACACGCCGCCAACGACCATGAGGAAGCCGGCAACCATGAAGCCTGCTGCCACATGCAACAGCCCTGCGCCAAACGAGATCGAAACCCCTCCGCCCACGATCAGCCCATCGGGAACCGCTTTGATTAGTTTGTTCATCAGGATTCCCAGAATGATGTTGTGGCTTCCTCGCCGCTGATTGCGCGTGCGATGCCCATGATTGAGGCGACAGCGCCGTCAATCTTCTGCTCAGGTTTTTCCTTACGGGGGTAGATGTTGTCCTTAGCGTCGAGCTTCGCCACGACGTTGGACATCATCCAGGTCAGCATCGGGTTGCCGTCGTGGTGTACGCGACCTGCTTTGATCGCGCTCTCCAGTTCCTTCATCGGGAGCGACAGATTCTTGACCTGTGCCCCTAGCTCGACCGCGGTGATGCCGTTTTTGGTCAGGCGCTGTTCCAGCTGTGCCGCGCGCCACGGGTCGAAGACAACCTCCTCCGGCCCGTACTCGGCAACGAGCGCCAGCATGTCTTCCTCGATCAGATCGAAGTCGATCTCGGCGCCATGATGCTGCTGGAGGAAGCCTTCGATCACCCACTTGCGGTAGGCATTGGCATTCTTTTCGGCGCCCTCGATGGCGGCTTCCGGCAGGTAGTAATCGCCGAACAGGTAGAAGTGCTGCTTGCCGTCGATCAGGCGAACGAACACCAGCATCAGCACGCAGATGTCCGAACGGCTGGCCAGATCAAGCGTCAGATAGCAGCGCTCGCCCTTGAACTGCTCGCGGCGCAGGTTGTAGTCCGCGCACTTCATCCACTCAAGCATATTCAGCCAGGCGGACTTCGCCGAGCACCAGATGTTCAGGTGCTTAGTCTTAAAACGGGTCTGTTTCGACGCGCTTTGCGTCGCCTGCCGCTGCTGCGACAGCAGGAAGTCTTCGTCAACCGAAATGCCGTAATTCGGGTTCGCCTTGCGTAGCACCGCCGGGCTGGTCCAGTCGTCGCCTTCGTCGATCGTGTAGATCAACGCGAAGAGTTCCGGATCGTCCAGCGTCCCCTCGAGCACCTTCTTGGCCTCGATCTCCTGATCGTAGCAGGGTCCGGCGATGTTGAAGCCAGCCGTGGTGATCATGAGGAGCAGCGGCTGTTCGCGCGCGCCCATACCGGTTTCCATTGTGTCGACCAGCTCGGACGAGTCGTGTTCGTGGTACTCGTCCACGATCGCGCACGAAGGCGAAGCGCCGTCGCCAGGCTTACCGATCACCGGCTCGAAACGAGAACCATCCGCAGGCACCAACAGCGACTTCGCCCAAACCTCGGCGCCGAGCGCCTCCTGCAGCTCCGGCGTCCGCTCGAGCATCTGCTTCGCTGGGCGGAACACTTCCCAGGCCTGCGCCTCGGTGGTGGCGCCGGAATAGACTTCGGCGCCGAACTCGCCGTCGACCGAGAACATGTACAGGCCAATGCCTGAGCCGATGATCGACTTGCCGTTCTTCCGCGGCACAGCGAAATAAGCACGGCGGTACCGACGGCGATCGTTCTTCTTGATCTTCCAGCCGAATAGCGTCGTGAAGGCGAAGCACTGCCAGGGCTGCAACTCGATGAGTTGGCGTTTGCGAGCCCATTTTCCCTTTGTGTGAGGCATCAGCGACAGGAACGTGCAGACCTTGTTGGCCGCATCCTCGTCGAAGTAATACGGGAACGCCTTGCGGCGGCTAGCCTTCAAGTCGTCCAGGTGCTTCTTGCACGCCAGCTTGACCCACTTGCAAGCGACGATTTTTCCTTTGACGACTGCCTGTGCGTACTCCTGTGCCTTGCCGACGAAATCGGCCGGCATAGTCAATGTGCCTTTTTAGATCCGCCCATCATGTCGGCGAACGGGTTCGAGGGAGCCTGCTTCTTGATCGAGACTCGCGACCGATCCGCTGGCGTCATGCCGAGCACCGCAAGCGCCGTACGAATCTGCGCGACCTGGGCCGATGTAACCTCGGCGTCATCCTGCTTGCGGAACTGCGCGATCAGGCGAGCAGCGAGTTCAACAGCCATCCGATCGGTGGCCTGCAGGACGGATGCCGGCAGCACGCCGACGATCTCATTCCATACAGCCTTTTGATGTGCCTTGAAATACGTCGGCGACTTGATGTCAAACTCGCCAGCTTCGAAATCTTCGCGGCGGCGGCCAGGATCCTTGTCAAAAGCACCCCGCGCCTCCAGCACCGCCGAAGGGGTTCGGGGTTTGGGCATGCTGCGACCCTCCTACGGGCTCAAAGTCTGAATCGCGGAAATAAGAAAAAGACGGACTAGACGGTCTAGGGGCGAAAAGGCCCGAAGATTTACCCGGGGCGGGTACGTTCGGCAGCCGTTTTTTCCTTGTGGCAAGTTCGGCACGCGGCCTGCAGGTTCGAGTCGTCCTCGATCTGAGCCTCAGTCCAGCCCTGGGCGCGAGCAGTCACCTTGTTGACCTTGTGGTCGACGTCGCTAGCAATGTGCCGGCAGTTCGCCCCCTTGATCTGGCAAAGGCCGCAGTCGCGCGCCATGATGCGCTCGCGTCGCTTCTGCCACGCGTAGTCGTATCCGCGCTCAGCGCTGGTCTTGCCACCGTTGCTGCGCTCCCAGCCGGCCGCCTGCTTGGCGTGCTTCGCGCAGTAGCCGGGCGCATCGGTTAGAGCGCCGCATGCGACCTTCCGGCAGATCGATTTAGGGCGCGCCGCCATCAGTCCAGTGGCGCGCCCATGTAGCGCGCGATGTCTTCGGTTGACGCTTGGCTACCGTCACACCGAGGTAGCCGCGACGTGCGCTCCATGAACTCGCGGTGCGCGCGCTCGGTGCGGTCTCGCAGCCAGGCGCCGAAGTCTTCCGGCCAGTACTCGCTGCCACGCTCACCATCTCGTTGGCGTGGCAGCGCAGTGTGAAGCCCACAGTATTCTTCGGCAGGCCCAGCGCGTCACACAACTGCTGGCCGATCTGATGTCCAAGGATTGGTTTCATCGCGAGCTCCAGATGTCGAACAATTCGCGCGAGTCCAGGTGCGCCGGCGGCTTATGCGCAGGCCGGAAGATCATCTTCAGAATACCGGGCGAGTTGTCCGGGACCTGTCGCACTACCTCAGTAAAGGTCATGCCAGCGCAGCCGTAGCCCTTGGCGCGCAGCGCTGTCTGCGCTTCCTCGCAGTGCGCCAAGTGCTCGGCGATCTGGTTCAGGCGCGTGAGGTCGGCCGCCTTCAGCTCGCTGGCGCGCATGCCCAGGACGGCACGAAGGATCTCGGCGCGGTAGATTTGTGCGGTGGTGTTCATGCCGCTGCTCGCGCGACATCGATCGCCATATCTTCGCGCAGCACTTGCATCACGAACCGCAGCCAGACGACTTCTGCTTCGACGCTCATGGTTTAGTCCCTCAGGCTCTTGACGTCTTTGGCCAACTCTTGCGCAGCCTCAGCAACAGGTTTGACGACCGCTCCAGCCAGGTCGGCCACGATCTCCACGGCCGCGACGACTACCTTGGTCACATCGGCAGCGAGATCAACAACGGACTTGAGCAGACCAAACATGGAAAACCTCGGAATAAAAAAGCTGCGCGCGCATTCCTGCATCAGGCGGCGAAAGTCCAGATCGATCAATCTGGCTGGAGACTGGTTGCGGCGGCCGGTGCTAACGGTCCGGCAATGACATCGTGCTGAGCGCGCACTCCATCGCACGATCGACATCAACTAGGCGCATCAGCTAATGCGCATTCACCACACTGCCGCCACTTTCTTGATTATCCCAAGAGAGGGGCCTCACCACGCACGGCGAAAGGGGCGGTAGTGTGGTCACCGGTTGCGCCGGTGAGGCGGATTACTTACGACGTGCCGCGTTCAGCTCATACACCGCCAGCTCCGCGATCTTCTTCGTCGGGTGCGTATCGATGTCGGCGAAGCGTTCACGATCGAACGTCTTCCAGGCTCCGTTGCTCCAGCGGGCTGAGTAGCGCATAACTTCCCTCAAAAATATTCGACGATATAAACAAAAATGCTTGCTTATCTCAACGTTTTTGTTTATAGTATCTACATCGACAACACGAAAGGGGGTGCGGTGAAACAGACTGAGTTAGTACGGTGGTTAGCCGAACAGGGCGCGACAATCAAGAATGGCACCAAACACTTGAAGGTCTACCTGAACGGCAAACAAACCACCGTCCCTCGGCACCCCGGCAAAGAGATTGACGACCGATTTGTCAGGGAGATCAAGAAACAACTCAACATCAAGTGAGGCGAGCCCCGAAAGGGGTTTGCAACACAAACCGCACCGACTCTTGCAAACTACCGCCACGGAGGGCTTATGAAATACCCCGCTACCCTGACCCCAGGCGACAACGAAGGGCTTGTCGTCACGTTCCGAGATATTCCGGAAGCGATCAGCCAAGGTGAGACCACTGTCGTGGCCCTCAACATGGCCGCCGATGCCCTGCTAACCGCAATGGACTTCTATGTCGAAGACCGTCGACCGGTTCCGCCGCCTTCTGAGCCGGTCGAGGGCGAGCACCTTATCGAGCTGCCGCTTAGCGCCTCGGCCAAAGTCATGCTGCTCAACGAGATGCTGACCCAGAAGATCCGGCCGGCCGACCTGGCGCGCCTCATGGGCATCAAGCCCCAGGAGGTGAACCGGATCATCGATCTCGGTCACGCAACGAAGATCGACACGCTCGCGGCAGCGTTTAAGGCGCTTGGCCGCGATCTCGACCTGGTCGTGCGCTGATGCGTATTGGTGCCGGGTGACAGCGTCCCGGCATGCCAGTTCCTTGGCGCGCAGCTTTCGGCTACGTCTGGCTGATTGGGTATAGCAGGACGGCGGCGGGCAGCGCCGGAACGCGTCGAGCGTTGTTTGAGGCTTACTTGCACCCAAGGCTATCTGCAAAGTGGCGCGTAAACGACAAAACCCGCCGAGGTGGCGGGTTGAATCACGTTCCTTGCAGACGAACGCCGGCTTTAACGCGGGCGGGGTGTTTCGACTGCCTCTAGACAGCGGCGGCGCTTTCGCGCGCATTACGGTATCGAGAGGGAACTGTGTTGAGGACTAAAGTTTACGCCTCTTTTTTTTCGAATGCAATACTGTTGAGTCTGCTAGGCCTGCAGAATGTGCACTTCACCCGAGATCGTTCTCGTCGCCATCTCATTTGCACGAAGCACGGGGTTGGCGATCAGTGTACCGGGCATCAGCCCACCATCAATTCTGGTATAGCTCTCGATGGTCCGCCTCTCCTTGACCCCATTCACAATGACTTCCATGGTTTCGTTGTCGTTGCTGCTCATGACCTTCCTTTCTTGCGCTTGAGGTATGGGCGCGGATTGCCGTATTTTGGCGCAATGCCCGGCCATGGCAAAATTGGGGCGGCGACCTGCGGGGCGAATGCTTGGCTTGCGAGAGTAATCGTAACCGCAAGGGCCATCGTCGACAGCCTGCTCCGTGGGAACGCCGGGCTCATGCCGCCTGCCGCATCTTTGCGCCCGCGCGGGCCGAGTGCGCCTGGTAGAGTCCTTCGAGTTCGCTCACCATGTCGCGAGTGCGATCCGCCACCGTGTTATCGCCCAGGATCGGTGCCTTGCCCGTTCCGCTGCAGGCTTTGCAGGTCAAGCCGTTGGCGCCGACCGTCGAGCCCTGGCAGCATTCGCAGTTACCGCCCAGCCAGTGCGCGAGCGATTGCTCGGCGATTTGGTGGTAACGCTTGATGACCGCATTGGCATCCCATTCGGCGCGCGGCGTCGGGAACCATCCTCGCTCGAGCCCGCGCTTGGCAACGACCTGCTTCCAAGCCCGCAGCAACGCCGCGAGCTCCATCGCGCCTGCTTCGAAGACCTTCTTGGCACCATTGCCGTACTTCGCGCGCGTCAGCATCGAGCCGAACACGCTACCCTGACCGCCGCTCAGGTCAGCCAGGGCCGCGGCCGCCAGCGCCTCGGTCTTGCGATGCAGTTCGTCGTCTTGCAGGTTGGCTGAATTCAGGGCGTTGAGGTAGCGTTCGGCGAAGGGCATGGGTTGCTCCTAGAAAAGGTAGGCCAATGTATCAGCTCTACCATATTTTTCTTGCCTGCCCGAACTTTGCCAAATGGAAAGGCGTCGCGTATTTGCAGCACTATTTGCAGAGCAAAAGCGCCTGCGCCTCGGTAAAGCCCTCTTTGATCAGCGCGGCGTACTTCGCCCTGGTTATCTTGGCCTGCAGCTGGTTGATCTCGATGTGTGCAGCGATGTTCTCACGCAGTTCACGCACCGCTTGGGCCAGCGCCACTCGGGGCTTGTCTTCGTCGGTCATGTCATCCTTTCGATGTGCCGCGCAGATCGGCGCGCGGCTTGCCGTCGGCTTAGGCCGCCTGCTTGGCCTGGTCGGCCGTGGCGCCGATCTCGATCCGCACGCCGCCCGGCTTCGCCCCATACTCGCGCCGAATGGTCACCGGGTCGAACTGGCTGTCGTTGATTTCCAGGGCCTCCGCTACGCCGTCGAGCGCCGGCTTACAGGCGGCGAGCAGGTTGTCCCGATCGCGGTGGCGCCGGTCGGGCTGGATGAACGTGATCACCAGCGGCACCGTGTCGGCCTTACGGCGCTCGATGCCGAACCATGGCGTACCGAGTGCCGCGACCCGGGCGAGTGCGTAGGCGCTAGTGCGAGCCGCCTTGCGCAGGGCCGACGTCGAGGCCCAGTGATGCCCCTTATTGCGGTTCGGGTTCAGCTTCGGGTTCGGGAACGGCAGGTCAAGGACGATCATCCGCGCGCCTCCAGCTCCGCAATCGCAGCATCGACGACGAGGCGCCGGAAGTTGGCAACAAGCCAGGCAATGAACTTCCTCATTTCTTCTCCCTAGTTGGTACTGCGGCTGATGTTGCTTTCGATTGCTCTTTCTGCATGCGTTTCTCGACCCAATCAACCCGCTCGGCCCTGTTCGCCGGCCGGGCGTAGCGCTTGCACGCCTTCGTGCCCCAGTTCACGAACGGGTTGATCAGCGGCGCCATGGTGCCGTCGTATCCCATGCACCGGCCGAGCCCTACTCGGGCGTGCTCTGGGTATTCCTTCATCTTGAAGTGCTTGCACATGGCGCAGATGTCTTGGATCTGAGTCGTCATGTGGCGCTACCTGGAAGTCTCGGCGGCTGGCCGAAGCTGATCTGCAGGGGCACCACAGCCTGCCCGCCTTCGATCACTTGGCGCGTGATATCAACGTTTCCGAGCATGCGCACGCATGGCTTAGCGTGCCCGCTGGCGGTGTTGTGCGTGCTAGCGCAGCCGAGCAGGTAGCGCGGGTAGTCGGGGGCCTGCCCCGAGATCCTGAAGCCGCGGTAGCGAGTGATGAACTCCTTCGCCACGAAGGGCCAACCATCGTCGTCGTGAGAGCACATCGGAACCCAGCCACCCATATCTGCCAGCACGCGGTGGATGATCGGGTCATCGAAGGCGACGTCGGCGTGAGGCCCCACCTGCCGGACTGCGCGGTCAACCTTCGACCAGGCCAACTGCGCCTGATCCTCGGTCCGCCCCTGCAGCACCTTCGTGACGTCTGCGATCTTCGGCATGAACTGCCCGTTGTCTGGGCTTTGGGTGTGCTGCCACAGTGCGCGCTCGATCGCCGACAGGTCGTACTGCTTCAGGCCTTCCCAGTACAGGCTGATGGCCGTGATCGAGAGCTCGGCGCGGTAGTAATCCGCAATTCCTGTGATGAGCGTCACAAAGTTTTTGCGATCATTAGGCTGCATGGCCATGCTCCTCCAACCAGCGTTGCGCGTTCTGGGCGGTGGCCTGCCCCTGCTTGCCGAGCTGCTTCGGCTCTGCCGGCTGGGCCGACAGCTCTGCGCGGCGGCGCTGCATCACCAGCGTGTCCCATTGCTTCCGTAGCTTGGCCGGCGACAGGATGTTGGCGCACCAGAACGAATCCTTCTGCGCCCATCGAAATAGGCCGCCGATCTCCTTGAGCGTCCGTCCGTCACATTCTCGAATTAGTCGCACGTCACGCGCCCAGGTCTTGAAATTAGGCTCATTAGCGGTCGGGTTCAGGTCGCGCATCACTTCGAACATCCAGCGTGCGCACTCCTCGTCTTCCTTGTCGCCCGGCTTCTGCTCGCGCCTCTCCTTCTTCGGCACCAGTTGCACAGGAATGCTTTCAGCTAGATCTAGCAGTTCGTTCAGCGTCTTCGAGTCGAGGGTGACTTCCGCTGATGATTGCGCCAGTTCGCGCAGCTTAGAGAGGTCACACATGGGCGCCCTCCCCGCGCTGCTTCAGTTGCCACCTTGCCCACTCACCCGCCACCCAATTCACCCCTTTAGGTGTAAAGCGCGCCGAGTTGAACGCATGGCCGCTGTTCTCCGCAGTGCCAGCCTTGACGCAGAAGCGGCCGGCGTCGATGTGCTGCGAGTGCGGGGTCAGCTCACCGTTCAGGCGGTACAGGATCTTCTCCTCGATGAGGAAGTCGCGGAACAGGTTCTCTTTGGCGCCCAGCAGCTTCGCGACCTGGCGAAATCCCTTTAGGCCCGTCGAGTCGACGTAGCGACCGACGAACTCCACGGCCGGCGCCGCGGCGGCGAGTTCCGCGGCCTGCGCCTCGATGGTTTCTTGCTGGTCGGCCGCCAGGCGCAAAGCCTCCGCGAAAGACTTCGGCAGGATCGGGCCGGCGGGCAGCGAGTACGTCCCGGTCTTGCGGATCGCTGGCAGCACCTCATGCCTGATCCACCTTTTGAATGCCTTGGCCTCCGGCTTCCTACTGCCAAAAACGAGGGCATAAAGACCGGGTTCATTCACGACGACCATTTGCTGGGCACCGCTGGGGGTCTGTATTGAACGCAGACCCTTTTCATCAGCATCCAGTCGACGCGTTTGGTCGGTGCCGATGTCCAGCACTTCGCAGGCGTCCTGCGCGACGAACCATGCCGTGCCATCGTCATCGATGCTAGCGCGCACCTGGCGCCCCTCAAACTGGAAAGGCATCAGCCCGACGCCGCTTGAGGTGTTTTGCAAAGTCAGAATGCTTCCCATATCAATCTCCTAACAGCGCCGCTTCAAGCGGCATCCATTTACAGTCCGAGTACCGACGCCCAGGTTTGTGGCGCCACGCGGGTTCGTGCTGCCATCTCGTCAGCCTGCCGGCGCGCGACCAGTCGCACATAGCGAACCGGAGCCTTTCCGGTTATCAGCGCTTTCTCGATCGCCTTCTTGACCCGCTTCCGGTAGCGACGGCTGGTCTCGGCGGGCGTCCTGGCCCTGAAAGGACACGGAACATCCGGGCCGGGCCCGGCGACGATGATCGGCTGGTGGGAGCCGCCCTCACTGCCGGCGCGCTTCCACCTCCCGGTATGGCATTGAGTCGGCTCCATCTGACCCACCCGGAACTTCACCTGGTACAGCGTCATTCCGGTCTTCGCAACGATCTCGTCGATGGTCGCCGGCAGGACGTCAAGGACCTTCTTCGCCTGCTGGTCGGCGTAACGCGGGTTACAGTCGGGGCAGTGAGCGCCGCCTTGCCTAATCTTGTAGGCGTCCGATTCCAGCACCTTTCCGCAGGTGCACGCCAGGCGCCAGATTGCGCTTCCCTGCTTATTGGCGCCGATGCGCTCGACGGCCACCAAGTTCGCGTGAGGCGACACTGGCGGTTTGGCAAGGCGTAGGCCGAGCGAAGTCATGCGACCTCCAGCTCCTGCCGCGCGGTCTCACCGAAAGGGCGAGGCCACACGGCCGACTCGTCGTATGGCAGCCAAGTCAGAACCGGAGCGCCATCCTTCAGCACCACGGCGCCGTGCTTGTCGATCTTCGGCCCGCGGTACATCAGGCGGGTCAGCTTGACGTCACCCGGGGATGCGGCGATCCAGTCTCGGCAAAACTGCGGCGCGTCGAGCTCCGGCGAGATGCGCACCTGCTTTTCCGATTCTTCGAAGAGACGGTTAGCCTCGGCCATCACTCGCCCCCCCCCATTCAGGGGCCGTCAGTTCGCGCCTCAACTCAGGGCAGTGGGTCGGAACGCTCTTCTCGGCCAGCTTGCGGCAAACCTGACGACTCACGCCAAAAACACAAAATGCACCCATCTTCATGCCTCCATATTGGTTTGTTTGAGGCCTGCGCCGGCGGCCGCCGTCATTGCCTCGTTTTCGATTAAGGAAATGCACTCCGCCAGCAGTTCCAGCTCGGTGCCGTAGCGCGCCACGAACGGCTTTTTGTGGCCGTGCACGCTGATTCGCTGGCGGACGTCGCTGTCGTCCTGCTGATGGTGTTCCGCGCATAAAGGCAAGACCACGAAGTGCGCGCCAGGCTTCGTCCGCCCGTCTATGTGGTGCAAGCTGATGACGTGGTTCGTCCAGCCGTCTTTCAGGCAGGCGATGCACGGCAGCTGTCCCATCTTGTCCATGAAGCGCGCTTCCTCCGCAGTCGGCGGGCGGCCTTTCATCCCTCGCGACTTCATCGGCTTCGGAAGCTTCGTTGGCTTCAGTCCCCGGTTTCGCGGGAACGCGGCTTTCTTCTGGCCTGCAGCTACGCGCAGCAGGTCGGCGCCGGCGGCCGGGGTCTTGAACCCGCTGCCGCGAGACATCGGCGTCTTGCGCTGAAGTGGCTTGCCTGGCTTAAAGGGCGAGCGGCTCAGCATGTTACGATTCCTTCTTTATAAGGAGACAAACCATGCGCAACGACGCCGAGCCGAAGGACATCGTCTACACAATGCTTTTGGAGAAATACAGGGGCTACACCATCGAATGGGCCATCACCCCGGCGCGCTCCAACCAAGGCAAGTGGATGAGCCACTTCCGGGCGTGGAAAGAAGGTGCCGAGACGCTTCGCGGGTCGGTCGGCGACCTGCAGGACAACGAAGCTGATGCCCAAAACACGGCCACCAGAGTCGCCACGGCCAAGGTTGACGAGGCACTTGGCCCGGCAGCCTGACGCCATAGTGCCGAGTTTCACGACTGGCTCCCGGCGATGTTCTTGAATCCGAATCCCTCCGGGCGCTGCGACCAAGACGGAATATCCGAGCGGGTGCCGCGGCTGTTCGGGATGTTCTTCTTGCTGATGCCCTGGCTTGCGAACACGCTCGGGCGGTACTGCGCCGGCGTGATCTCGCCGATCGGCTTCGAGTCCTCCTGCGCACGCTCCTGGTTTTCGAACCAAGCACGAAGCGGCGGGGCGCAATCAAGCTTGCCATCTGGGCCGTGCGTCAGTACGCCTGTGCTGACGGCACGCTGCAGCTTCTCGGCGCGCTTGTACGGCGCGCACCCCAAGTCAACCGCGGCGCAGAGTTCGGCTTCCGTTGCGGGACCGGTCTTGAGCAAATGCTCAGCAGCCAGCCGCGCTGCCGTGCCTTTGCTCGGGACATAGAATTTTGGTTTGGCGGTCATGCGACCCTCCGAATAGTGACTTTTGCAACCCAGCAGTCAGGTGCGTGTGCGCGGCCTTGTGGACGGCCGCATGCGATGCAGCGAGGGGCGGAGTGGCGGATGTAGGTCATGGCACGCCTCTTAACCGACAAGTCGGTGCGTGCGGGTGCCAGTGATACCGCGCGGCAGATCCGGACGCTTATCGAGGAATTCGCTACCGGTGCCGCCAGTCGCCTTGGCGTATTCGACCTCGACCTTTGCCGAGTTCACCATCACCTGGGACAGATCGCCGATCATCTTGGCTCGCTCTACATCGATCTTTCCAGCCTTGACGCCCTCGATCGTCTCGAACAGAAGCTCGCGCAGGTCATCAATGTTTTTCTTGGCCATGTTTCGCTCTCTTGTTGATTTGTCGGGTCAGTACCGCGCGCAGCTGGATGACTTCATTAAGCTCGGGCGGCAGGTTGTGGCGCGTGTTGCGCTTCATGTTCTCGGCGAGACTGATGCACTCGACTCGCTCGAGCGTGATCTCATCGAGCTCGGCGGTGCGCATGCCCGGTTTGAACACGACGATGTGCTTAGGCGGGACCGGGCCGTTCGCTTCGATCCAGACCAGTTCGTGCACGCCCCTCCAACGCTTGCTGTTGCTACCCTTGTCGTTGCTGATCTTGCGCTGAAGCGTTCCATCCCTGTCCAGGCGGCAGCTGCCGATCGGCTGGGTGTTATGCGGCATTTGGCCGGCGCGGAACTGGGTCGCGCGACAGGCTGGCTGCGTACCGACGACGCCCTTCAAGCCTTTGTTCCAGGTCGAATGCCCCTTCTGAAACCGCGTTGCCCCGCC